TTATGTCTGAGTTCCCGGTTCCACATAAGATTGCAGTTGCTCCCAGGTGAGATGCTTCTCTTCGATGTCCTGCCAAGTGGGCAGCCGCTGCTCCAGCTGCTCCCAGGTGATAAACCAGAAGCGGTAGCGGATGAGCAGGTGGGCGGGGATGATGTCGGAGATGATCTTATCGATCTCCTCAAAGGCGGGAGGGATGCCTGGAATTTCGGGAAACCAGACCTCCACGGTGCCAGGTTCGTCGGTCTCATCCACCCGGGCAATCACTCCGCAGCCGGCAATGGTGTCGTTGATGGCCTCCAGGGTAAAGTTGTCTCCGCTGATGCGCAGCAGAGCGGCCAGAGCCTCCCGCATGGCCTTGGTGGTGGAGGCGGGAGGACGGCGGCGCAGCAGGCCGGCAATGCGTTCCAGCCCCCAGTCCTCGGCGGTGGCCAGATTGGCCTCCCGCTGCAGTTCGTCCAGAACGCTCTCCACCCCATCCAGGGCAAGACCTTCCGCCTCCAGCTCGCCGCTGAGATAGCGGCCCTCTACATCGTAGACGCCCAGGGGGCGCAGCAGCTGGCGGAGATACTGGGCGTAGCTCATACCATCGCCTCCACCGTCAGGGTGCCCAAGGTGGGCAGCTGATCCAGCTCTACCGCCTGGTCGGCGGCAGGGGAGAGAATGGCGTAGTTTTCCACGTTCTCACAGCTGTAAATCACGCTGCCCAGCTGGGCCAGCAGCACATTGCGGCCCAGTCGTTCCCCGGAGAACCACCGGCGCACCTCCTCCTCCACGGCTTGCTCTACCGCCTCTTGGTCAGCCCCTTCCTTGGCCTTTACCTGGATGGAGACATTGACGGTGAGGGCCTCAGGGGCCAGGACCTTCACATCCACAGCGATCTCCCGCCGGGACTGGAAGTACTCCTGCAGCTGTCCCAGCAGCTCCTCATCGGGCTGTCCGCTGAGGGTGGCCACCACAACGTCCACGGTCCCGATGCCTCGGCTGCGGGGCAGAACGGACACCGCCGCCACTTGGTCAAAGGACAGCGCACCCTGTTCGTAGAAGGCGATGTTGGCTCCGTTGGGCAGGCGCTGGTAGGTGTCCAGAATTCGGGTGCGGAAGGCCTCATCCCCCTCTGCGTCGCTGCCTCCGGTAAAGGGCAGGGGATTGGTGCAGGCGGACACCCCCACCGGAGCTACCGCCATGGCGGTGATAGCACGGGCAGATACATTGCCCGCTGCGCCGGGGAGCAAGGCTTGGGCAGGGACGTCAACTTCTGCCTCGCCGGGGGCGATGATCCCGTCCTCTGTGGTCTCAAAGCGCACCATATCCGCCGTCAGACACACGGTACCTTGTGGGATAGTGCGGGCAGTGTCAGAGCTCTGGGCAGTAAAACGGATGGAGCCCAGTGCCTGGGTGGCTTGCTTGCGGGTAAGTCCCCGCAGCTGACCGTGGAGATCCAGATAGTCGCTCTCCGCCGTCTGGGGAAAGGCCTGGCGGGTGACCCACTGGGCCTGGATGTACAGGGCGTAGACCTGGGCGGCCACAGCATACATCCGCACCGACAGGTCGCACCCGGGTTCCGGCTCCAGACCGGTCTGCTCCTCCAGGCAGGAGAGCATCTCCCCGAAAATTTCATCAATGGTTTTCATGTCGATCCCTCCTTACCCGGTAATGTCCAGGGACACAGACAGGGGTTCTCCCTGCCATTCCAGATAGACCTGCAAATGTCCCCGGCTGCCCTCCAGCTGAGTCCACTGCACATCGGTGACGGTCAGATCCTCCTCACTCTCCAGCGCCTGGACGGTATACTGCCGGGCCAGGGCGGAGCGGGCGGAGGGCTTTCCGTCCCGACACAGCTGATAGAGCCGACTGCCCATCTCGGGCAGGAAGGGGAACTGGCCCCGCCGGGCGGTGAGCCGGAACAGCACCCGCTGCAGCAGGGCCTGAGCCCCATCCAGGGACTGTACGCCTCCCTGCGAACCGGGGAGATAGTCCCCTCCACTGAGTTTTCGTTCCAAGCGGTCAGCCTCCTCCTAAAATTTCCAGGGTCACCTCCCGGGCGATGGCGGACACATAGTCCTCCAGTGTCTGCTCCCCGATCCATACCTGCCCGGTGAGACGGATGCCGTCTTTGCACAGGTCGATCTGTCCCTCGCCGCCGCTAAGCCGTACCCCGCCGGGCTCCAGCTGCTGTTCCGACTGGCGCACACCCACCAGACAGGGGGACTCCTGATGGTCCCCTGCCTTTAAAACCAATACTTTTTCGCCCACGGCAGGCCGCCACTGGTAGCCGCCGGGGGCGTACACCGCCACCCAGCGCCGCTCTCCGCTGAGATACACGCCTGCGGGGTCGCCTCCCAGGGTGACTACTCCCACGTCACCGGGAGCCTCCTGGGTCCTGCCATCCTGTTTTCGATTGGATGTCCACATAACCTTCACCTCACACCAAAACTTCGGGGGACATGAGCTCCAGACGGGTCCAGCCCCCGCTCTCGTCCACCCCGACCTGAGCCTGGTTGACCCGGTAGAGCCCGTCGCGCCCCCAGTCGGAGCGCTGCAGCTGTACCAGGTCTCCCGGCTTTCCGTAAAAGAGCACCGGAATGGTCACCTCCAGTACCAATTGTTCGGTGGCGGACTGGTCCAGCTGGAACTGCCCCGAGTAGCGCATGGCCTGGTACTGACTTTTGCCCGGCATGGTAAGTACCTGGCGGCGGCTGCCTCCCAGGGCCTGAAAATCCGTGTTGTTGACCACCTGGGTGAGCTGCTGATACCGGTCCCGCACCACCACCTGGGACAGCACGCCGTAGCGCTTGTCCCGGCATACTAGCTTCGTCACCGGGGTGGCGTCGTCCAGCAGCAGCCGGGTATTGTCCTCCCAGGGGGTAAGCACCAGTCGTCCCTCCCAATCAAAGCGGGGGGAGATGCTGTGGTAGTAGCGCACAAAGTCGTACAGAACGGACCACTCGCTGCTGCCCACCGCCACAGAGAATTGGCTCACTGGGGCCATGTAGGCCTGGCTGGCCACCGTGATGCCGTAGGGGCTTACATGGTCCCGGAGAATATCGGCCAGAGTGGCCACCTGGTAGTCCTGGCCCAGGGCCTCGTTGTCCAGCAGCCGGGCGGCCATTCCCCGGCCGGACACATCGATCCAGGCCCCTTGGGGGGTGAGGGCGGTCTCGCACTCATCCACCACCCCGGTAAAGACTACCTGATCCTCATCCAGGGCCTGAAAGGTGCACCATTGCCTGGGGTCCACGGTGTTGGTGCCCTCCCAGAGACAGCGGACCTGAAAGCTGTCACAGGGCACTCCCGAGGTGTATTGAAACGTCCAGGACAGGGGAGCGGGCAGCGCCGTGGCATCCCCTTGGGCGGAAATCACATATCCGGTCACGATACCCTCACCTCATCTCCAATGTGAATGAGGTTGGGGTTTTTGATCTGGGGATTGAGCGCAATGAGATCGCTCAGTGCCATGCCGTAGCGCATGGCGATGGACCACAGAGTATCCCCCTTTACCACCTGGTAATAGATGGGGATGGCCTGAGCAGCCTGGTCCGAGCCAGAACTTTGGCTGGTCTGGGCAGTCCAGGTGCGCACCTGGCCGCTGTAATAGTTGGCCTCCTCCCAAAATTCAAAGGAGTAGCGTACATAGTCCCGCATAGGTTCCTGCTCCAGCCGCAAGGAGACAAAATAGGCGTTGGCGGTCTGCCACAGGGGGTGGATAAGCTGGCCGGGGCCGCCGGAATAAAACACGTTGGCCAACTGGCCAAACTGGGTATAGGCGTCCTCACCGATGAATTCGCCTTCTCCCTTCATCACCCGCCGGGTCCGTCCCAGATCCTGCAGATAGTAAAGACCAAAGGGCACCTTGTTTACTGCCATGATCCGTTCATAGTCGATGGAGTACACCCTGGGATTGTGGGGCCAGACGTACTCCTTGTAGCGCATGGGGGTCAAAAGCAACGCCCCATCCCTCCTTCCTCAGTACAGAGAGAAGCCCCGGTCATACCGGCGGCTGTCCCGCTGAAAGGCCCGGTCCACCGCCCGAGCGTCCTCCTGCTGCTGAGCCGCGGCCGCGGCGGCGGCCAGAGGGGAGTCCCTCAGGGCGGCGGGGTCATACTGCAGCCCGGAGCTGCCCTGCCCGGAAAAGGCGCGGGAGGAGAGGCTGCCGCCGTTTTCTTGACTGCGGCCCAGGGCCTCTGCACCGGCCTGGATGTCCTCCAGGGTCCGCAGCTGCTCCAGCAGAGCGGGGGAGGAGGACTGTGCGGCAATGCCCTGGGAAAGGTCCTGGGGGTCACTGCCGTTTGATCCGGGCGTCTGCGAGTTATCCTCCCCGGCCCGCTGAAAACGGGGCAGAGCCTGCTGTTCCTCCAGAGCGGAGAAACCCGCCAGAGCATCCGATGGGTCTGCATACGCTCCGGCCTGGCTGTCCTGCGGATTTGCCTTGGCCCGGTCCTCCGGAGCCTGGGGCAGCACCAGCGAGGTGAGGTCGGGCTGCCACAGTGCGCTCCCGTCCTCTTCCAGAACATCCTCTACCTGCTCCAGCAGGTTGTCCAAATCGTTGGTCATCTCGTCTCCCCCTTCCCAAGAGCTGCAAACCGCTGGAAATCAAAGTTGGGATTTACCCCACCCTCCACGGTCCCGATGGGCCGGCCGCAGCCGGGGCACAGACCCTGCTGGCTCTGAGCCCGGCAGCTGGGGCAAAGCCGTTCCAGCTCCTCCTCCCGGTCCAATACCATGTGGGTGAGACACCACAGATAGTCCCGGTCCCGCATCTGCCGGGCCCGCGCCTCGGTGGGCAGAGCGCCAAAGGCTCGCAGCACTTTCCAGCGCAGCCGGTCAGCGCCGTCCGCGGCTACTTTTTTTTTACCTCGTCCGCCTGTTCCCGGCTCAGGGTGAGAGGCGGATTTTCCTCTCGATTAAATTGGCTCCAGGTCCGGGCCAGAGCGGAGATCTCCTCCACCCGCAGCCCGGAGAGCACCGCCTCACCGCTGGAAAAGACGGGCTCGCCCTCCTGAGTTTCCAGTGCCCGGGCCAGCAGACAGGCGTTGGAGCACAGGGCGCGCTCGCTGCTGCTGCGGCACAGACCGTCCGCCTCCCGCCGGGCCTGGAGCACCTCCAGGGCGGACAGCAGCCGCAGGTTCATGCCGTTGTCCAGCGCCATCCGATCCCGGCCGGCTAAGATGGAAGGGCTCATCTCACGCCTCCATTTCCAGCCGCTTGGAGGCCACAATGGTCACCTTCTCCAGCACCATGTTGCCCAAGGTGCCATTCTCCTGAATGGAGGACCACTGGCAGCCGGAGTAGACGATCTTCCGGTCGGGCTTACAGATGACCAGGGAGAAGTCGGACAGGCTGTAGAAGTCAATGCCGTCCTGCACCGCCTCTTCGGTGGCGTAAAAACGGCTCAGCTCCAGCACGTGGCTGGTCTGGCCGGGAATGGTGGCTACGGGTTCCTCCTCGCCAAAGGCCTCCACCGCCCGGCTGGTCTTGTCGGAGCGGGCGGAGTAGCTCTGTACCACGGCCACCTTGGTGCCGTCTACCTCCAGGTAGATGTCGCTGCTGGTGGGAAATCCTGTAATGCTCAAATTGATCCCTCCTTAAATGACGATGTGGGCGGTCAGCCAGATCTGGTTGAGACCGTGGGTGACGGTGAAGGTAAAGTCCACCAGGCACACGGTGGGGTCGTCGGGGTGAGCGGAGACGGTGACCTGGTCGTAGTCGGTGATGATCTCCCGGCTCTTCTTGTTCTCCAGCTCCAGCACCACCTGGGTGCGAATGGCACCCCGGCTCTGGGCGGTGTTCTTGGCCCGGCGGAACTTGCTGCGCAGGCTGTCACGCAGGGTGGGGATCACATCGTCCACAATAAGAATGGTGGACAGCTCCCGCCAGGTGGTGTCCTCCACCTCGCCGCTGGAGGTTCGGGTCGTGACGCCGCGCACCACACCTACCTGACCGCTGACGCTCTCCAGGGCGGTCACGCCGCCCCGTACCAGCAGGTCGATGTCGTTGTCGCTGTACTGCGCACTCAATCCCTTCAGGCCCAGCAGCTCCGCGCCGCCCAGAGGGATGGCGGGGTCAGACTGGGCGGCAATGGCTCCGGCTACGGCGGCCGCGGCGCTCAGTCCGTCCTGAGCGGCATCCTCACCGTCCACACTGCCGGGAGCCACCAGTACCATGCGCTCGCAGTTGAGCCCCTTGGCCCGCTCCACCAGAGCGGATACCTCCTCGCCTGCGGCGGCGCCAACCACAGCAATACGCTCCCGGCGGGCGGCGCTGGCGGACAGTACACTGTCCCGCAGGGCCTGCTGTACCGTCAGGGTCGTGCTGTCACACAGCATCACGCTGATATTTTCCAGGCCGCCCAGGGTGTCAAACGCGGCCTGGTAGCCCTCCTCGTTGGCAACCGGAACGGCTACTACGGCGGCCGCGCCGTTGAGCAGGGCAATGCGGATGAGCTCGGCCATGTCCTGCTTGCCCTCCTGGCTGCCGAAAGCGGCCACCGCCGCCTCGTAGCTGGTCACGGTGATGGGGACCCCGGCGGAAGCTGTGGAATTGATGGCCGCCAGGCCCACCGTCTTGTGTCCTCCGCTGCCCCGCACCAGGGTGGAGGCGTCATAGGAGGAGTAGACGCCGGGGCGCTCGTGAGTGGTCAAATTCATAAGGTTCTCTCCCCTCTGATCTCAAAGTCCAGGAACTCGCCCTGCTCCTGCGTGCTGCCGGACACCAGCAGGGCGGTGCAAACCAGCTGGGCCGGGCGCTTGAGCAGCCGGGCCTGCTGGTCATAATCGGTCTCACCGCAGGAAAAGGTCCCCACGGTCAGCCCTTTGGGGCCGGGGGGCAGACAGGCCTGGGCCAGAGCGGCCCAAATCTGCTCCAGGGCAGCGGGATCGGCGCCGGGGGCGGCATACAGGTCCAGTCCAAAGGTCAGCTTTACCGTCTTGCCGTACCGTTCCTCCCAGGCCTGGGTGTCGGGATTGAGCCGCTGCCCCAGATAGCCGGAAAAGCCCGCCGGGGCGCTCTCGCACCCTCGCAGAGAGACCGCGATCACCGGAGCTTCCAACTGTGGCCGGGCTTCGGTGCTCCAGGCGGTGCGGGCAGGCAGCTGCTGGTCCCGGAGGTGCTGGCACAGCACCTCCACCGCTTGCTCCATGGGGGTGCTCATGTTCCTGCCTCCTCTCCTGTGTCTCTGGGCCGCAGAACCGCCCAGATGTGGGACACGCTGTTTCCTACATGCACCGGGTGGGCGGAGACGACGGCATAGCCTGATCCTTCAAACTCCACCCAGTCGCGGTTAGCTGTTAAGGGACGGTTGGGGTCACCCAGATATAAAAACCGGTCCTCCCGCTGCCAGCCCAGGGGAGAGGGCAGGCTTTGAGCCTGCCCCTTCTCCCGGATGGGCTGGAGAAAGGCACGGGCGTCCACCGTACTGTTCCCCTGGTGGAGGACCACCCGCTGGCCGTACTTGGCCAGCAGGGCGGCCCAGGCTGCATCCATCATCCCGTCACCCCCTGAAAATAAAAGCCGCCGTCCCGCAGGTAGGGAGCCATCAGCCGCTGGATCTGCTCTGTAAGGCTGCCAGAACTTCCACCATTTCCGGTCTGAATGGATACATCCCCGGCGGTGAAGGATGTCACCTCCCCGCTGCCACCAGCGGCGGAAAGTCCGTCCAGAGCCATCCAGGCCGCGCACACCATAAAGGCGTCGGCGCAGCTTTCCGGCGTGACTCCGGGCCGCAGCTGGGCGGTCAGGGCCTGCTCCGCCGCGGCGCACAGGGGCTCCAATACCTCCCGCTGGGACTCGGAAGCGCCCATGGCGATGGCTAAGGCAATGATCTGCTCGGTCATGCCTGCACCTTCAGCACGTGGGAGGCCTCCTGGAAGATCTTCGCAAAGCCGCTGATGGTGGTGATAGCCGCCCGCTCCAGCTGGCGGTCAATGAGCTTGTCGTACTCCACCATCACGTCGCTGCCCTGAATGAGCTCCAGAGCGTAGCGTTTGTCCAGGCCCACGGCAGTCTTCTCGGGCAGCACGCTGGTGCGCAGCAGGTTGGCGCCCAGGGGGGTGGACAGCTTGCCGGTGCCCTGGAAGTTGAGGCCGGTGAGGGGGTTCTGGAACTCGGGGAGCTTCAGCAGCTTCACCATCACGTCGGGGCTCACCAGCAGGGTGTTCATCTCGTAGGGCTCAAACTTGGCCCAGAAGTCCACCAGATCGTCGTAGGTCAGGGTGTCGGAGGCGGCGGTGGTGAACACGTCGGCGGCGTTGTCGTTGCCGTCGCCGTTGATCAGTACGTCCACGCCGTCGGCCAGCAGCATCTGGGCGATGTGGGAGCCGATCTGACGCAGGGTGACGGAGAACAGATCCAGCTTGCGGTAGCGCACCGACTCGTAGGAGGCCACCAGCATGCGGCCGCGCTTGTGCAGCTTAATGAGGTTGGCCTGCACCTTGATGGTGGTGCTGGGGATGGCGGTGCCTTCGTCTACCGCCCGCAGCTCTTTCTCCTCGCCGCCGGCCTTGGCGGCAATGGAGCGGTAGTCCATGCCGTCAAAGTTAGTGGTGGCGGCAGTGATAGAGGGGATGAGGTTGCTCTCGTCCATACCCTGACGCACGGAACGGGCGATGTACTCAGGGAAGAGGACGGCGGCATCGGAGGTGCGGAAGAACTTCTCCACCGCGTCGCAGCCCGCGCCCTTTACCTTGATGTCAAAGCGCTTGAGCTGGCGCTGAAAGGCGTCCAGACCCTCCAGACTGGTACCCTTGTACTGCTCGGAGGGGTCCAGGCGCTCCAGCACCTGGGTAAAGGTGCTGCCTGCCTCCTGATACATGCCCTTCTCCAGCTTCAAAGTGTCATAACGATTGGCCATCGCGATCCACGCTCCTTTCTTAAATTACAGGCACACCACAGCGGTGTGGGCGGCGTCGTCCACCGAGACCACCAGGGCGGTCACGCCGGTGGAGGCGGTCTTTACCTTGCCGGTGCCGTCGGCGGCCAGAATGACCTGGCCCAGGCTCACCGAGCCGGAGATGGGCAGGGTCATAAAGCCCTTCACCTGCACACCGGCAAAACCCTTGCGGTTGGACAGGGCCAGACCGCAGAACGCGTCGTTGTCGCTGCACGCGCCCACCTGGCCGTCGTCGGTGATCTTGACTACCTGGCCGGGGACTACGTCTTCCTTGGCCAGGAAGGTGGCGGTCACGGCGCCGATCTCTTCAAATGAAACCTGATTCATTCTTGTTCCTCCTTAAGTCATGAAGTATCTGGGTCAAATCAGAAAGGCCCCGTCCTCCTGGGACAGGGACTGGGGCTTTTGTGCATAGGGCAGCTGCAGGGGATAGCTCTTGGCCGCCTTCTGGCCATAGAGCCGCTGGAGCTGCCGCAGTTCAGGCTCTTCCAGGTGCTTGACCATGCTCTGCAAGACCTTCATCTCTGCCTGGGGGTCTGCCAGAGCCGCCAGCCGCACCACATCCTCCCGCAGCTCTTTGAGCGCCCGCACTCCCAGCTCTGCCTGGGCCTTCAGCTTGTCCACCTCTCCGGCAAAGCGGGGGTAGTCGGCCAGTAGCTCCTTGAGTGTCTCGTAGTGCTTCACGCCCATGGCCTTCACCACGCCGGCCTGGGGCTGGGCGGGCACGGCCACAAAGGAAAATTCGTAGGCGTCGGCAGGCTCCTCCAGACTGAGGTAGCACAGCTTTCCGTCATAGACCTGTCCGGGCTGGTGTCCGCAGCCTGCCCCGGCCTCCTCGCCGCAGATGGAGCATACCCGGCGCTTCACCGCGCAGCCCACGCTCACTTCCTTTTTGATGCCACCGTCGATCTCGGCAATGAGCCCCCGGTTGTCGTCGGTGCGCACCATGTAGGCCCGTGCTTTCAGCCAGCAGTAGGGGTCGCCCGCCTGGGTGACCCGCTCCGGCTCCGAAACGACCTGGGCGGAGAAGATCCGGGCGGCCTGGCTGCGGGCCGACCAGTTGTGGTCAAAAATGCCGCTCTTGCCCAGAAACAGAGGGGCCAGAGCCTCCAGTGTCTGGGCGGGGAACCGCTCATAGTCCCGATCCACCTCGTTGTCGCACAGCCGCACCGAGAAGACGTACACCTCCTGGGCGGTGAGGGGCTTTTTGCTCCAGGTATTGATGAGCGCCAGCTCCTCGGGGCTTACCCCCTCGGCCTCCTGTAAGGCCAGGGCGGTTTTGGTAATGTTCAACTTGCTTCCCTCCCAATCTCTTCGGCCTGGGCGTGGAGCAGCTGTGCCCGGGCCTCCTCTACGATGTCCTGGAGGTTGATGTCCTCCCACTCAATGCTCACCTGGTCGTCATAGCCGCCCAGGCGCAGCCACAGCCGGCAGATCCGCTGGAGCATAGGCTCCAGGCTGCGGCGAATGGCGGTGATCTCGCTGGTGAGCAGGTCGGCCTGCTGGGCGCTCATGCGCTCGGTGGACGACCAGGACAGCCCCAGCAGGAAGGGGGGGATGCCCGTCTTGGCCACTAGCTGCTCCAGAATCTGACGTACCGGGACCTCGCTGTCCAAGATCTGGTTGTCCGCCCCGATGACCTTGATGTCCACATCACCCACTGCCACAAAGTCCCGCACCGCACCCTGGCGGGAGGACTGCATGGCCTGGGACCACTGGCTGGCCACCTGTTCGCCCCGCTCCTGGGCGGAGAGGGGGCTGTTCTCGTCAGGTTTGCACACTACGGCAAAGCGCAGGTTGCCCACCCGCTCCCAGTTCTGGCCCAGAGCCTGGTAGATTTTCAACAGTACCCCGGTGAGAAAGGGCATGGAGCGCAGCATGGATACGCCGTAGGGGTGCTCTGCCTCCGGCTGGAAGGGGGTGAAGAGCAGCAGCTGCTGCCAGGGCAGCTCCTTAGGTTCACCCCCGTTTTCCCGCACGCACAGACGGAAATCCAGGGGGGATTCCCCCTCCCAAATTTCCACCAGGGCGGGGTCAGCGCACAGCACAGCGGCAATGGTCTTGCCCTGGGGGTCCAGCACCATCTCGCCCACGCCCTGGCCGCAGGTGATCATGCAGTCCAGGTATTGGTCCAAAAAGGACTGGATGCCCTGCTGTCCCCGGCCGGTGTCCACGGTGGCCAAGAAACGGCTCAGTCCCTGCTGAGCCCGGGGATCCCCACAGCGGATCTGTACCCCGCCGCACAGCCGCACCAGCTTCCAGATGGCTGCGTCCAGGATGGGCACTGCCTCTCGGATGGAGCGGTAGAGGGCGATCTCTCCGCTGCGCAAAGGCACGTACTGATCCAGTATCCCGAAGGGGTGGTGTTCCCAATCCCGCAGCTGGACCTGAGGTGGTTTCCCTGTTGGCTTTTTCTTCTCAAACCATTTCAAGTATCTTCCTCCTTTTCAAGACATTCCCGGTTGTATTGCCGGGACCTGTCCCATAAACTGGGGTAGGCTAAAATCTAGTCCGCTCCACGCTTCCCGCGAAAAAACCGCCGGAATTTCCGGCGGCAATGGTAGAAGCGAAGTATCGAATGTCATCCATAGCGTGGTCATGTTCTTTTACCACCCGGTCGCCGCCGCTGCCGCTGGTGTCCCAGCGGTACAGGCCGAACTCCCGGATGGCGTCCCGGCAGGGGGAGCAGATGACTAGCTTTCCCTCTTTCAGGAGCCGGGCGGTGAGCCGAATGCCGGAGAGTACATCGTTGTGAGCTTTCCGCACCGGCAGTCCACGCCGCCGCAGTACCTCAATGAAGCTGGCGGCGGAGGGGTCTACTACCACCGCGCCCAGAGGACGGCCCTTGACCAGGGCCTCCAGGTCGTCGGCGTACTCCTGGTCGGTCTTTTGCCTGCGCGCCTGGCGGGAGTTGTAGTAGTACTCCTCCAGCCGGTACCACACCCCGTTTTTCCTCCCCCAAAGTCCCATGGAGGTGGGGTTCACCGTTCCATAGTCGCAGGAGACGTAGAAGGGGCCGCTTACATCCAGGGGGGGTTCCCGCACCAGGTCCTGAGAGAAGAAGTCGTACACCAGACCCTCTGCGTTTACCCACTCTCCCAGCACGAACCGGCGGTAGAAGGCTCCCTGGAACATGGTCCGGTAGCGCTCCAGCATAGCGGGGGAGAGGCTGGGGTTGTCCGTCATGGCAAAGGACAGGCGCAGCGCTTTCTTTTCCTGTGCTTTTTGGATCCACTCCTGGTAAAACCAGTGGGCGGGGCTCTCCGGGTTGCAGGAGAACCACAGCTTGCTCCCCTCCACCGAGCACCGGGCGCACACCTGCTCCACAAAGGAGCGGGGCATCAGGGCCACCTCATCCAGCAGTGCCCCGGCCAGGGTAATGCCCTGTACCAGGGCGGCGGAGCGCTCATCCAGGCCGCCGAACAGATAGAAGGTGTTGCTGCGGTGGCCCATAGTGACGGTGAGCTGATTGCGGGAGGCGCGCTCCCGGCAGGAAAAACCAAGCTGTCTTAAGATAGGCAGCAGGTCGCTGAGGAGATTGCGCCGCACCGAGGGAATGGACTTGCCGCACAGGGCAAAGGTTTTGTCCTGATAGCAGCTCATGGTCCAGCAGAAAAAGGAAAGACCGGTGCACAGAGTCTTGCCGCTGCGCACGGCACCGTCGCAGATGATGGCCTGGCAGTTCCGAAAGGGAGAGCTGGGCCGCCACCAGGTGAGCACCCGCCGCTGTTTTTTGGAGAAGATGAGAGGTTTCATTCCTCCTCATCCTCCATGCGCCGGAAAAGGGAATCCAGCTGCTCCTCTCCGCTGGGGCCGCTCAGCTCCAGCAGCCGCTCCAGGGCCTTCATCCGGTCGGCGAATTTCAGTTCTACCGTTCCGGCACCGCTGCGCCGAAATTCGATCAGGGCGGACAGGTCCAGCTTTCCGATGGCCTCCCGTTCCTCCTCGGGCAGGTAGGCCAGCTTCACCGCGTCGTTCACCCTCGCGCAGGCCAGGGCGCGCATCTGCTCCAGCAGCTGCTCCCGATCCAGCGGTTTCTTGTTTCGTTTCAC